CTGCCCCCTTCTGGCACTCGCTACTGCTAAGTGCATGAAAACAGAAGGAGCAGAGCTTCTCTCTGGAACCAAAAGTTCCAGCGGGGCTGTTACACCCCTGAACGTTCAGCGCTGCCGACCTGGCCGCGCCGTGGAAGAGCGTTCTAGTATGGTTACCTTGGCGTTCCACATCGCCATGGTACGGAAAGCGCCAGGTCAATAGCTATTGGAGCTATATCTTGGTGCAACCCGTAACCGGTCCGTTCGTTACTGATAAACAGGAGCTTGGACCGTCCAATTCCTTAGGACAGCGTACCGTATGGTATACTGATCATAAGGTGTCGAGTAGGCAGAAGAGGCCTTACAACCTTCCTCTACCCTACAACCGTGTACTGAAACGGATCACCGGTTTCACTCATACAAACGACGACGCTCTTCTTTCGTTGAGCCAATGTACGTGTATGACGAACTGGTGGGACCCTAACGGGTCTGTCTCCGCGGTGAGTTTTAACAAAGCTTACCGTCAGTGCATGGCTCAGCTCAAGCCGGCGCAAGCCGAACTTGGGGCTGCGGCAGGCGAATGGCACCAATCGTTTGGTATGATAACCAAGCGAGCGGGTCAGCTTGTGAAAGCTTACACCGCCATTCGTCGTGGTCGATTCGCGGACGCAGCGAAAGTTCTCGGACTGAAAGGCTCCCCTAAAGGAGTCTCCAGAAAGAAGCAATTTGCTGATAACCTGCTCGAATATAGATTCGGCTGGGGACCGCTTATCGGTGATATTAGCGCTGCTGTAGAAACGTTGGCGTCCGGCTTGCCGGCGTTCCGCGTCTCAGGATCGGGCAGTGTGGGGGGTAGTAAGGCTACTGACTCTGGGCCTGGTGGTGACACCAGGTCTACGAGCGATAGTTCTTACATCTCCTCCCATAAGATCCGGTTTTGGGTACGGGGTTACAACCCCAATACTGCAGTCGCTAATCAGCTAGGCATTGTAAACCTAGCGAGCGTGGTGTGGGAATTAGTTCCCTATAGCTTCGTCGTGGATTATTTCACGAATGTCGGGCAGTTCCTGGCTGGCTTTACTGACCAGATCGGGTTCGACCTTGCAGATGTGAACTGGACGTGGCGCACCATGACAACTTCGACTAATACTGTAAGCTGGGACCTCAAAACAGACCATCCTGGTCATGCTGAGTGGACCGCCTACAAGTTCGAGTTGGAACGGGCTGTGGGTCCTCTTCCGGGCCCCATCCTGACGTCGCAATTCAAGAACATCTTCGCACCTACCTACGATAAACAGGGTAACCTGAATACACCGTGGCGTGCGGCGACAAGTATTGCGTTGCTCCTCCAAAGGTTGCGCTAATTTAGCGCGGAAGGGAATGCTCGTATGCCGAGCCTTGCAAACATCACCGTCAAGAAAAGCGACGGTACCACCGACATCACCTGGACTGGAGTTGCCGCTTCGGCGGGGGATAAGTCCCCTGCCATCTGGCGGTCGCAAACCGTGGGCAGCGCCCCTGGTTTCCAACCTCAGTTCCTGATGACGTCCCGTGCTTCTGGCACGGGCACGGCTCGCCGTGTGGATGTGTCGATCGTGTATCCCTACACGACGACCGGTACCGATGGGAAGACCTACCTGGCCGAGAAGGCCGTTTTCACCGGATCGATGCTGTGTCCTCTGGGCATGCCATCGACGGATTTTAACGAGGCTGTGGCGCAGGGGATGAATCTCCTTGCGTCATCGCTCGTTAAGTCCTGTCTCCAATCTGGCTTTGCTGCGACGTAAGTTGCAGGTGCCAGCCTGGTGGATCCCGGTCCGAAGAGTGCTAAGGCTTGCCGCTTACTGCCGTATACACGGCAAGTGCTGGCTCGCAGACCCCTCGGAGGACCCTGGTAGAACCTTTGGTGAAAAGGATATACTTCCCAATGAGTGCTCAACGATTAGTCGACACTGTAGTCCTGCGTCTATGCGAGGACATCGCCACACCTGTATCTCTGGGGGTTTACCTCCGGATTAAGTATGGGTGTTGGGACGAACTCTCCGTTATGGAAGTCCGTCCTAGCGACTATTCTTCTGCGAATTCCTACTACGCTGACCGCGTAGTGGTAGATATGCTCCGTAAGGACCAGTCTCTACCGACTTCCTGGGACCGCCGTGAGGCGGCTACCCAGAACTTCTGGAAGGCCGAAAGAAGTTGCTATAGAGCTAACGAGCGCCTTGCTCCTTACCTCGAGGGGGTTTCACACCCCTCTTGTGAAGAGGCTGTCTCGCGGTTCATCCGCTTGTGCAGGAAAAATGTAAGGTTTTTGTTGGGTTCCTCGCCGCCTCCTGTGGAAAATCTGCAGGGGCGATTTGGGCCAGGTTCTACGTTCGGCGATCGCGGGAAGCTCATTACGCTACCCGACAAAATGCAGTCGCAACCCACCGTTAACAACGGAGGCACAACTTGGCTCCAGACATGGGGCCAGACCGCATGGGGTAAATCCTGTGCTGCCTCTAGGCGGGATGAAGTCATCGTACGCGGGAATCGTTTTCTCACGGTTCCCAAGGATTGTCGGAAAGACCGCGGTATCGCGGTTGAACCGAGCATTAACGTCTATTATCAACTCGCCCTAGGGCGGGTGATGAGACGCCGTCTTGCCAGCCGGGGTCTCGACCTCGACTTTGGACAAGAAGTTCACAGGCGGGTCGCCTGTGAGGCCTCTAAAGAAGGCCATATGTGTACGATAGACCTCTCGAACGCGAGCGATACCGTTTGTAACAACCTTGTTAAGTTGCTACTACCCACCGATTGGTACGAGGCTCTTTCGAGTCTTCGCTGCCAATTTACCCTAGTGGATAGCCACTGGGTTCGGCTGGAGAAATTCAGTTCCATGGGTAACGGTTACACTTTTGAACTGGAGACAGTACTGTTTGCAGCGATTGCTGCAGCAGTACTTGAGCACCATAACGTGCCGCCTAATTTTGGCGGAAACGTTCTGGTGTTCGGGGATGACATAATTGTCCCTTCGTCTCTTGGCTCGGAAGTGTTGGCAGCCCTCAAGTTCTTTGGATTTGCCGCTAACGAGGATAAAACCTTTTTAGATGGTCCTTTCAGAGAGAGTTGTGGTGGAGATTACTTCCTCGGTGCGGACGTTAGGCCGCACTATATCAAGGAAGAAGTAACCGAGCCTCAGCACTTGATTGTACTCGCCAATGCGCTCTGGCGTCTTCGCAAGAAGGCTCAGGGTAAGCTGTCAGAATCCTTACGGATAGTACGGTTTAAAGTCCTTGACCAGCTGCCTAGTCATATCCGTGCCCTTAGAGGGCCGGAGGAGCTAGGTGACTGTGTCATTTGGGACGATGAATCGTTCTGGCGGCCACGCATACAACACAGTGTCAGGTATTTTGACGCATATCTCCCCGTGAGGGGTGATCCCGTCAGTTGGAAATACTTTGACCCCGATGTTGTGCTCGCGACTGCTTTATACCTTGCCGGCTCGAGAGCCGACTCCCAAGACGACATCTCCAGGGGGATCTCCTCCAGAGGTGATGTCACGGGTTATAGGATAAAGCGGGTTTCCTTCAGCTAAGAAGGATTGACTTCGGTCAGCGATTTTCCTAGAATTTTCGCCTAGGTGGAG